TGGCAGGGGCTCGGGAGAAGCAGTTCCGGTGACGCTTCGGCCACCTTCACATTCTTATAGCGCGGGGACTCAGTCCTATTTCCAGACGCGCTCAAGAGAGCCACTCACGGAAGTGGCTGATTAACGACTCAACTCAAGCCTGCAGACCCACCGAAGTGGGCGAGCAGCTGCGGTGGCCGTTGGCATGCCGCTGCGCGACTAATTCACCAGGTCCTACAGCCCGGCGGGCGCGTAGGCGTTGATGGTACCGACCACGTCCTCGACCACGTGTCCGAGGCTGCCAACGTTTTCCACGAACTTCCTTGCCCCGTCAATGACGCTGATCGGGGCAGTCGGCACGGGTTCGGCCGCGTTTGCAAGCGGGCCGTTGACCTCGTACCGACAATAGTGGTTCGCGGCAAAGGAGAACTCGTACATGTTCCGCACGTTGCTCTCCCCTGGGATGAACAGGAACACGACCATCGAGTGAGTTGGTGAGTCCATGGAGTTGCGAAACGTGGTCACCTGCGTGTCTGGGGTCGCAGGCGGCACCATCTGGAACTCTTGGCTGCGCGTGGCGTCAATGGGGTGTGTGTTCCATTGGCGAGTCTTCAGGAGTTCGGATCCCGAGAAGGTTCGGGTCCGGGGACTCCCAAGGACATAGTTGCGGAGCCGTGTCCAGTTGGTCCTCGCAGTCCAGTCCCCGTTGAGGCTCTCGAGAAACATTCCGGCGTTCAGCGACAGGACGTAGACTGACCCGCTAGCGTCCATGGCTTTTGAGATGTTTCTCAATCGCACCGAAAACTTGCCCAAGAGCGTCTGATGGGGACCAGACTCCTCCGAGAACCCCATGTTCTCAATCAACGCCGTGTTCGTGTCCACGTTGGGACCGGCACCACGCCACTGGTCGATGTCAGACTTGTAGTTCCCGTACAGGCCCACCACACGCGTGGTGGAGGGCATGAACACGTACATCTGCTCCATCCCGTCGTTGAACGACGGGCGCTTCAGGCGCCCGAAGCCCCGAACTGCGGTAGCGTGGCCGACAGCACGTGCCATAGGCTGCTTCCGGGGATCAAATGCGTCGTAGTGCCCATGGTGGGCACGACCATTGACCGCCCATCCGCTGTTGGGACGTCCTCTGCGCTTCCGCCTAGGAGCAGAAGTCTGACCACCCTGGGCCTTCTTCTCTGGTTTGGGCTGGGCCTTCGCCCGCCCCGCGCGGCGGCCACCACGGGCCATTGCAAGCTAATTTCGCTCAAGGGGATTCCCTTTGGCCTGCTAACGTTGGTTTCGCGCTTTCGGTCCCAATGGTCATTTCTCATACGGGGCATCCACGATTTGCACCGTAGGTAACCCGGACAAGAAACAACTACTGGGACCGGAAGTACTTCCAGCGTTGATCAGGTGGCATGCATGTCCCACTATGTACAAAGGCGACCCTACTGTTACGTGCGTCCCAACGGGCATTCCTTACTGGGCCTGAGAGGGCAAGCTACCAACGGCTGGCTCTAGCCTTGTCACCTCCCCTCAGGGGCAGTAATTCGCACGAAATAGCAATAGGCCGATGTGGATCCGCCACACCTCGGGTTCGTAGCCATTTGCAAGGTCGGCTAGCAACCCACCGCCGTTACCAGCGTGTGGGCCACGGTTGACAATGAAGCCCCGGACCGGGCCGACTCGTAGCATGGAAGTACAGGAGGCCAATCCTTAGGGGTGCCTATCCCCCCCCTTCCACAGGCCTTCACCTCAGGAGGGTCCCGTCCCCTCCACCAGGCTTCCACCGATCCGTGGGCGGACTCGGCAAAAGAATAAGGCACGCACCAGCATTGTGCACGCTTCGGCGCACTCTGCTAACACCTGGGTCCTTCTACAGGTGCGACTACCGGGCGGCGGCAGGTAAACCGGTCAAAGAAATGTAGTCGTGCGTTTCTCGCCACGGGGCGTTGTCTTCCCCGTGACACCCCTTCTAATTAGAGGAGTCGTTAATTGCATGCAAGACCCGCGAGGGGTTCTTCACTCCATCCTCCAGGACGCCGGGAGGGACTCCCTGAATGCCTGGTAGGCAGTCAGGGTCGCAGGCTCCAAATCCCAGATGTGCTCAGTGAAGGTCATGAGCTCATCATGGGTTGCCTTAAAGCCCAGCATCTCCAGGGTCTTCTGCTCATCTTGGTGCGTCACCCCCAGGTTCCGCTCCTCGATCCGCTCCCTGACCTCCTTCGCACTGTGCCCGTCGAAACCGAAGCACCGAATGCTGCACTCCCGATCGACGTAGTCGCTCTTGGAGCATTCGTTGGCGTACTGGAGGTACTTGTTGGAGACGGTCGGCAGAATGCCGCTGAAATCGCTGGCCCTGGCCAGGGCTGAAGCGGCCGCGATCACCTTGATCGCGCTCATCTTGCCGTCCTTCGCTGCCTGCACCGCGGACGGTGACACACTCACGCCAGAGTTGGCGAGAGCCCTTGGCAGCTCCGGGGCGCGCACGTCTGTGAGTTCTCCGTTCTCACAGACGAGGTGCCACCCCGTGAAGGTAGCACGCCGGTCACAGTAGACGATCTTCATGTTGAACCCAGCATCCGACCAGAACTGACAAAAGATGTCTGACATCTTGTCGTCCTTGAGCATCGGCGGGCACATGGTGCAGAGGGAATCGTCCCCCTCGAATGTGCCGTTCCACCAACGCTCCTTCTCGGTCAGATCGGTGCCCTTGCGGACATCCGGGTCCAAGAAGCGCTCTGGCTCCTTGAAGATCGAGGACACCCACATGGTGAAGTTGATCCACCAATTCAAGCAGGATGTCCCCCTGTGACCCGACCGACGAATCGCGTCGATCGTGACCGTGACCTTTTGGAACTTGTTCGAGAAGAAAAGCTTGAGCTTCTCCTTCGTACAAGCCGCGTGGTGCTCGGCCATCCACGTCTCAGGGATGACCCCGAACTCTGCCAACGTCCTGAAGATGTGGAAGAGGATCGGGTTCTCGATGAGACTCCGGACAAGCACCCCGCAGGTCGTGTCCCAAGCTGAGCCGTCTCCTTCAACGGCACGTGCTCCCTTCTTCTTGAGCACGCGGACGACTCGCTCCATCGCCTCATGCTTGGAGAGGTGCTTGATGGATCGCTCCTCGAAGTGCTTGAAGAGCAGCTCTTCGAAGCACTTGATAACGGCGAGCGCCATCAGCTGCCCCTCGTCTCCGTCAGCGATCAACATCCTCGGAGCTTTCCCCTCCTCCATGCATTCCGGCTTGATGCCAGCCTTCAGCATGAACTCAACGGGGTCCTTCTCGTAGAGGTTCTTGAGTGCGTTGCGGAAACGCTCCAGGCTCCACTTCTGAGACTTCATTTCTTCCAGGTTGAAGTGCTGGATTGCCCATTCCTGGATGCGGGACTTCGAGAAGACCCCATGTTTCTCAGAGTTGGACATCGCCTTTCGCACGAGACGACTGATGCGGACACGGTCCGCTCGACACAGCTTGGGCTTGCGTGCCTTCTTGATGATCCGCTCGTTGATGGCGGCCTTGAGGTTCTCCACTGTCTTGGAGTAGACGTTGGGTTTCCTCTGGCAAGGCCCCACCAACACCCCGACCACAGGCAAATGGTTCACGGGCAGATCTTTGTCAAAGTTCTGCCCGAGCACGCCCACGATCTTCCCTGGCATCTCCATCGTCCTCAGGTCCTCTGAGGCGTTTGCTGCGTTCTCCGGGTCCTCCGGAGTGGCAGGCTGCTCCATCACTGGAGGCGATGGTGGTGCCGGGGCCCCGGCTGCCGGCGTCCCGCCGGAGGGTGGCGCCCCTCCAGCAGGCCCCGGCGCAGCTCCTCCTGCTCCTGGTGTCGCTCCGGCGGGGGGGGGTCCCCCGGGTGCGGCAGGAGCAGCTTCGGCTGCTGGCCCCGTCCTGGTGGTTCCGGCATTGCGACTGAGGACCGGGAGAACACTCCGCCATGAGAGCGTGATGCCACGTGCTCCACAGTAGGAGATAACGGTCATCAACGCCCACATCACCAATGCTGGTGTTGCGAAGTATTCACGCATGATTAGCTGGCCGAACGGTCCAGGGTGTGGTCCAGTGATCCACGCCCTCCGTGCGGCCCCCTTGACCAACCGTCCGAGGATGTGCACCCCCACGGTGGCCTGGGTAACCATGGCCCCCCATGTCATCCAATATGGCAGCCTGAATCCCTGTGGGGTCGACTCCTTCGTCACGTACTGGACGACGGCAGTCACCGCAAGGTGTCTCATGGCCACATGATCGAGTGAACCGGTGGGCCACAGCGCCTGCGCTGTGTTCTCCAGGTTGGCAAGGAGAGAGGTCTTCTTCGTGCCGTTGCGGATGCCATGGTACAATGCCCTTGACAGCTTGGCGTATTCCTCCTCAGTGAGCACCACTTTGAAGGAGACAGCCCTGCTTAAGATTCCCAACCAGGAATCCTCCGCCTCGTGCACGGTGAGAGTCCACTCTCCCTGCCGTTTCGCCGCGCGCTCCCTGAGGTAGGGAGCGACTTCGCCGTACTTGAGATCCGAAAATCCCTCGCGGACCGACAACATGGTTGTCTAACCCTTAACGCTGGGCTCTGCGTGACGAGCAGCAGACGATACAAGTACCGTCCCCGGGTAGTCAATTTCCCGGCATCCGTGACCTGCCTCAAGCGGGGTTCGCTTGAG